ACTGAGGGTGTATCAAATACCCAACGCTACAAAATGCTAGGCAATGGTTGGACTGTCGATGTCATAGCACACATATTGAAAGGAATATAAAATGAGTGCAACTATATTATCATTACAAACACCTTTTATGGAAGGTTATAGAGAAGCTAAACAAGAGTATGCATGTGGCAATATATATTGTTTAGATACAGCACTGGAATTGTTTGCTATAGACCCACCTGACAGTGAGTTTCAAAGGGGTATGATGCAAGCCCTAATAAATATGAAAGGAATGTAGTATGACTAAACGAACTAAAATCCCTGCGCTAAATGATGAGGGTAAGTTTATCTATGATGATCACTCACCTTTAACAGATGATGGTCAGAGATACGAACACTATCGGGATACTACACAAGATGTATTCCCTAAAACTTTTGAAGAATTTATAAGGGCAGGTATGTAATGTTAATAGAACGTAAATCAATACTATCAGGCAATGTAAATGTTATGGATATAGATGTAACACCTGAACAAATTTCATCATGGGAGAATGGCCTACTGGTACAAACAGCCATGCCTGATCTATCACCTGATGAACGTGAGTTTATAATGACAGGTATAACACCTAATGAATGGGAAGGAATGTAAAATGAGAGTAATACTAAATAAGCTATGTTGGTGGTGCAGGGAGTGGGACAGTTCTGAACCCTGCTGTTGGTGTAATGATGAAGGAGATGATCATGACAATTAAAGAATTGATTTCGAAACTCCAAGAAGCCTTATTGTTTCATGATGAAGATGAACTTGTATGTATTTATGATCAAGGAACAGGTGAATGTTTAGATATAGAAATAGTAGATGATACTACAGATGGGGAAGTACAGTTAAATGTAAAGGAGTTTTACAATGAGTGATAAATATTTTGACGTGACAGAGCATTCACGTAAAGAAAAGAGAAAAGAAATACTAGCTACCACATTTGTGTGGTCAGTATTAGTGTTCGCAGCAATAGGCGTAATGTCAACGTTTAGCATAGTTTTAATTATGGTATGGGAGTGGTTAGCATGAAACTCTATGAATGTGTTGTAGATATTAAACTATTTCCTATTAGAAAAGCTAATACTAAACAGGAATTTATTGATAAGCTAATAGAAGAATATAATGAGCAATGCTTTGGACTTCTAGATATTAAAAGAGAAGACATAAAAGAAATAAGAAGGGTATAGAAATGGATATGAATAAATACTATGGACAATTAGTGGGTTGTAAGATTAAAGATTTTACATTTGAGAAGGGTACTTTTGAATATGATAAACCCTTTCCAGTATTCACCCTAACAAATGGATCAGAGGAAGTACGATTTGTAATATCACAAGATGAGGAAGGTAATGGCGGTGGCTTTGCTTTCATAGAAGATAACTTAGAGAGAGGAATATAAAATGAGTAAGCATACAGATTGGCATAAAGCTAGAGTTAAAAAGCAGATGAAAACTCAGAAGGTTCTGAAGCAAATGTCTGATGAACAGAGAGAAGCTATAGAAGAAATACAAAATAGTGTAGCAAGTTGTTTAGAGATGATCAAAGACTGTAATGATTTATACATGAGTGACATAGCTAAACTAGAAAGCGCTTGGCATAGCCTACGATGGGCGTTTGAAGTGGATAAGGTATAGTTTAATGACAGAGAACAAAGGTTACTGGTGGAAGGATAAGGTAGTTACACACTGTCCCAACTGCGTTACTAAGATGCGTACTCTAGACACTAGGCCATACCATAAGCTTGGATACCCTAGTACTAGGAGAAGAAAGTACTGCAGCCAGTGTGACTTTGTAGCTGTGACTGTAGAGATACCAATAGAATTAAGTACAGAAATAGAAAAGGAAATAATATGAAAAGAAATTATCGTACTGCATATAATCAACTAAAGAAAATAGGAGCGCCTGTAATACTAGGTGGCTACAATGATGAGGATACATTTCGTATCTCAGGTGAGTCCAACTACCCTATCACTTGGGCTGACTGCTATGGTGGTGGTCAACCTGATCTAGACGACTTTGGTGTTAACAATAAGATTAATGCCATACTAGAGAAGCAGGGGTTATATGCTGAATGGATTAATGGTGGAGTCCTGGGTGTTGCAGAAATGTAACGTGACATATTTGTAACATTGACTAACACTAAAACTAATAATATATCTTACACATAATATAACATAGAGGAATATAAATATGAAAAATACAAATAAGAAAATGTCTCAACACACTATGATACTTAAGCACCTTCGTGCAACTAAGGGTCTAACCTTACGCGAAGCTTTGATAGACTATAGCATACAGTCTTTCACCAAGCGTATATCTGAGCTGCGTAAGTCAGGCTATAGGATTGATGGTATCCAAGGAAGACATCCAGTTACGAACCAAAGATACACACGTTACACATTAGTAGAGGAGAATGCATAATGACTGAAGTACAACTAACACCTGAGTGGACTGCTACCATACTAGACGATGGTGGTATGGTAGTGAAGAGTTGGGATGAGGCAATAACCCTACCCAAAGAAAGCGTTACTAGGTTAGCAAATATCTTTAAGCAGATAGAAGAGGAGCGTTCATAGTGCATAGACTTAACATCTATAGCACACTAACAGGTCAGCATATATGCTACCACACAGCACGTAGCAGAGAAGAGTTGCTACGCCTATATAAAATGTATGATAAAATTAGAGACATAAGAATGGAGATAAAATGACTTTTATGATTGAGAAGAACGTACCCTTACCATCAACTAAGGATGGACGTGGTGCACCTAACAAAGGTTACGAAGCACTACTACAGCACATGAAGGTAGGCGATAGTGTCGTAGTAAAACGTGCTGCCTTGGCTAGTATATACACTCACGCTAAGAAGATAGGGTGTCAGGTTGTTACTCGTAAAGTAGATCAAGCTAACAGACGTGTATGGATGTTAAATAAGGGAGATGCATAATGCTTGATCAAGAAGAAAGACTGAGGGTTGCACACCTAAGTGTCTGTGAACAGGAGAACAAAAGGATGCGTGAGATGTTTAACATACGCAACTACAAAGAGGGTGACCAGTGGACTGCCCAAAAGAATAGGCAGGAGACAGGCGCTAAGGGTGGTAGAAATACTAGACTTAAAAGGTTATGGGTAAAGGAAAGGAATGCAAGATGAGTGAAAATATTCTAATGCATTTACTACCATTAACTATTATTGCTGCTTACATTGGCGGTGCTTTATATCTCTGGTACAGAAACGTGAAGGGACGATAACATGAAACCACCCAAGGGTAATGCTAAGCTATGTGATATCATAGAGTTTTATCTGGTATCCCCTGCCTTTGCTAGACTATCTGGTACATCTCAAAAGGATTATGAAATACATCTAGCGTCTGTAATTAGTACACCTGTGGAAGGCAAGTCCCTTGGTAACTATCGCTGTACTAATCTTAAGGTAAGACATCTCATACAGGCATATGATATATGGCTTCAGACAGGCATACGCACAGCAAACTATCGTAAGTCTGTACTGTCTGCTGCTTGGAAGTATTCCATGAGACAAGACGTAATGATACACAATCCTGTAGCACTTGTACCTACCAAGTCTAGTAAACCTAGGCGTGTGTACTGGAGTAGAGACCAGATCAAAACATTTCTTGAGACAGGTTACAGTGACTTCAGATGGCGTAGCATTAGTCTTATTGTACACATGGCATACGATTGGGGTCAGCGTATAGGTGACATGAGAGTTATGACTTGGGATACCTTAGACTTAGATCAGTGTCGCTTAGACCTAACACAAAGTAAACGTAATGCTGAGATACACCTACCCATATCTAATGGTTTGTGTGATATGCTGCGACAACAAAAGGAAGACTTTGGATTCCAGGAATATGTAGCACCTAGGGTTAAGCCAAGGGCAGGTGCATACACACCATATGATAAGGGTGAAATATCCTTACTTATCAATGAGGTACTGGACGAAGCTAATCTACCTAGAGAACTTACAGCTATGGACTTACGCCGTACCGCTGTGACTGAGATGATGGAAGGTGGGGTTGACTTAGCTAATATCATGCAGGTAACAGGACATAAGAATATACAATCAGTTAAGCCCTACATGGTGAACACATTGAGTGGTGCATCTAAGGCACTGTCAGCGAGAGGAAATGAAGATGAGAGTGAGAAGTGAAGAGAGTAAAGAAAAAGACAGATTACGTTTAAGAAAAAATTATGATAAGGGTCAGGCTATACTTCGTAGGTATAAGACTATAAAGGGTTGTGCACATTGTGGGTATAGGGCTTTCTCAGTAGCACTACATTTCGATCATATAGTACCTGAGGATAAGAAGTTTTTAATAGCTACAAAAGCACATTATCTAGCCTATGGTAAGAAAACTAAGAGTAACAAGAAATTAAGAGAAGAGTTATTTAAGTGTCAGGTACTGTGTGCAAACTGCCATGCTATCAGAACCGATACTGAAGAACATTATGGTGTAAAGAAGTTGGATAGAGTATGAGTAAACATAACTGGAAACAGCACAGAGAATATGCTGAGTCTGTAACCGCACATGGATCACACCGAGGTGACTGTCCTTTCTGTAGAGGTAAGAATACTTTCTCAGCCTCTTGCGAGTATGGTCTATTGATGTATAACTGTTATAAGTTAGGGTGTAATGTAGGTGGTAAGTTTGATACAGACATGACTGCATCTGAGATACGCAGACACTTACGTCCAGCGCAAGATCAAACCAAGAGAGAGGTAGAAACTATGGAGATACCAGCCCAGCTAGTAGAACCAACACGACAACATACTAAGCACAATAGATTCATGAGGCGCTGGGGTATAGTAGGTAACACATTCTATGACGTTCAACAGGAGAGGGTAGTCTTTCCTATATACTACAAACATCAGATGATTGATGCTATAGGTAGAGCAGTAGGTGCTACTCAAA